TGAGCTTCCGAGGTTTTTCGGTGAGCTCTTTCAGTTGGTACTCCGCCCAGACGGGACAGCCCTCGGGGATCCCTGCGCACAGTGCGTCAAGGATATACGGCAAATCACGTACTGTTTTAATAAGTACGAACTACCATATACAGATGAACAAGAACAAAAGGTTATTGCCGCGTTCGAAAGAACTGAGCAAGAACTTGTTTCTACTGACCGTCTCCTTCCTACTCAGGAAGATTTGGCGGCTTATGCTGGTGATATTCGTTTGCGGAGGCTGCAAAGCCTTCGAAATGGAGGTGGAGAAATTCCACTTCCATTCTCCTTACCAAGTACCAACGACGAACGTCAGTTGGTGCTCGACAGGTACAAGCGCCTATACATCGCACGCGGTGCGAGACGTCTACTAAGGCGTCTTTTTGCACACTTCGATCCGTACAACATCCACCCGAAACATGGACCCGGTGCTGTCTCTACGAAAGAGAAGCTCGAGACCAAATATCAGTGGACGAATGTTTCTGACCGAATTACGGACGTATACCCTTTTGACGCATATTTTTGCGCCTCACAGGGGCATGTCTGTGATACTTACTCGGATTTTTCCGAGATAGGTGGTGTTTCTAATTCAGCACGAGTTGTACTCGTGCCGAAGGATTCTCGCGGCCCGAGACTCATATCTTGTGAACCAGTGGATAACCAATGGATTCAGCAAGGTCTGGGGAGGGCTATAGTAGAGTTGGTGGAGAAACATCCTGACACGGAGTGTCAGGTCAACTTCACCTTCCAAAGTTCCAACCGTACAGCGGCCCTTTACGGGTCCGAGAACGGGAGGTACGCGACTCTAGACCTCAAGGAGGCTAGTGATCGTGTTTCTTTGGAATTAGTTCGCCTGCTATTTCCTCAGGACCTACAGAGGTTCCTGGAATGTTGCAGGAGTACATCTACGGTGTTACCAGATGGTAGGGTTTTAGAGCTTCGGAAGTTCGCTCCAATGGGAAGTTGTTTATGCTTCCCTATCTTGGCGCTTACTGTCTTTAGCATACTCTATGCTGGTGCACCTGACGCAGGTACGCGAGAGCGTATCCTTGTGTACGGTGATGATGTGATCGTTCCAACGGCTTACGCCGGAGACGCGATGGTGCTTCTAGAGTTATTCGGTTTAAAAGTAAACCGTGACAAAAGTTGCATTGGCGGACTCTTTAGAGAGTCATGTGGCATGGATGCCTTCAAAGGCTCCGACGTCACCCCTGTCCGATTACGGACAGTGCTCACTAATCATCAATCGCCCGATATCCTATCCTCATATGTCGCTTTCGCGAACATGATGTACGATAGGAAGCGCTATCGAGTCTACGATAAAATCGTAGAGTGGTTGGTTTCCATCTATGGACCAATCCCGGACCAGAGCTTGCATCTTGCATGCCCTAGTCTTCGAAACGCGCCGGACTACAAACGGCCCCTTCTCTCACGCTGGAATAAGCGCCTTCAAAAGCGCCAATATTTAGTGTGGGATGTGGGGTCTCCCTCATGCCATCGTCCTATGGACGGTTGGTCCCAACTGCTCCGGTTCTTCGCAGAATCCGGTTCAGAAAGACCTCTCGCCGCAAGGAGTGAGGTAGAAGAAGTAGATCAGGCCCCGTGGAGCGTTTTCGCTCTTCGGGAAGCCTTCTCCGTCGGTAAGTACACTACACGGCGCAACAGCTGTCTGTTACGTCGGTGGCGATGATACCTATG